AGCTTGAATAAGCTATAAATCTGCTACTTCCTCGATAAGTGGCAGTCAGCTCACTAGTGTTATCAGCACTGAGTGGGCATTTCTTTTTTTATATGTAATTTTTGATTAATTTTCTAAATATTATGTACTGTAAATAATTATACTCTTTTTTAAAAGAAAATGCAAAAGCATATTGTAAAAAAATTACGCCCTATGTTGTAAATAGAGCGTAAATAATATATAATAATTTTGTCGAATTAAGTCGGCTCTTTAATTAGAGTCGGCTTTTTTTGTTTTACCTATCCCCAAACTTTCAAGCAATTTTCTAGTCTGGATTATATCCATATGTGCAGCAGGATCCTCTGCAAATTGTTCAGCTGCAGCCTCTTTAATTCCCTGCTTATATCCTGCTAAATAAGCAACCTCGGCCACAAGGTCTTTATAATCAGTTAAAGCTGACAAAATTTCCTGTTCCTTTTCTTCTGTGGCTGAATCAATTAAAAAATCCTCTAAATTTCCGAATTCTTTTAGTTCCTGCAATTTCTGGCCGATTAAATTTTCTGTTTTTGCTAACATTTTTTTAAATTCCCCCTAATTATTTTAAATAACTTGCTATATTTTCAACTGCAGCTTCAAAATCTCCCTGATGATCAGGATCAAATAAATTAAAAGTTTCAATGCTGCCTGATTCGTGATAATAGATTATAAACTGCTCTTTGTCATTGAAATAATCATCAGCTGCGGCCTGTCCGTAAACTCTTTTAAATTCTGAGTAGTTTTGCACCTCTACAAGCCAAACCCTGCTTTTATCAGCACCCAGGGCTTTTAAAAGGTCAACTGCTTCATTCTGCAGCGGTTTATTAGTATATTCAACTTTTTTAATCATTATTTAGCCTCCTTTATTTCTTCTATTGACTGAAATTCCACCTGATCAAAGTCAATCATATCTGGCTGATCATAAATATTTCTGAATTTCTGCAAAGCTCCTTCCTGATCAACTGCAAAAATATGCTTTCTGATTCGATTCCTTCCCTCTGGTTTATCCCTAATTTTAGCTTTGATTAAATACTGCTTCAAATTTTTCACCTCCTCCCAGGTACCTGATTAAAAATCACCCACCTATTTTTTATCTACATAATTTGAAATAATTTTATTTACTAAGTAACTGAGTGATCTATCTTCTGCATCTGCTATGTTTTTTAATTTTTCCCATTTCTCGATTAATTCCTGATCATCATCTGAAACATAAATAACTTTTTTCATGTTTTCAGCTCCTTCCATACTTGTATTATAATATATTCTATTATATTAGTCAAGAAATAAAGAAAATTAAATTTTGGGGTATAAACTTCGTAGTTTCAAAATTATGCGAAGTTTTTAGTCTGCTAAAGGATACTGTTATAACAGGCTTTATAGAAGGTACCTTTATTATTCTTCTTATTATTATTCCTTAACCTTCCTATTCTATCCAATTTAAGACAACTCTTGCCAATTTTAGCCAATATCATTTAAAATTATTATGTAAATTTATTTTTAAAAAATTGTTTAATTTTGTCGATTAAAGTTTTATTTTTATTTTCTTGAGACTTGGCCAACAAATTTTCAATTAATTTATTCTGCTCTTTTATCTCATTTTTTAGCTCTGATTTAATTTCTTTAGCAGCCTGATCAATCAATTTTTTGTTTCTTTCCTCTATCTCATTTAAAAATTCTTCCTTGCTAACTTGACGATCTACATTTCTGACCTCAATAACTTCACTTTCCACTTTTGCAGATTCTTTTAATTCTGCTGCTAAATCATCAAGAGCTTTTTCTGTTGTAATCCAGCGTTCACCATAAGTGAAAGACTCTTTTTCTGCAGCAAGTTTTCCTGAAAGTATCTTTTTTCTAACCCAGGACTCGCTTTTTCCATAATAAGCAGCTGCTTCTTTAATCGTTAATTTTTCCATTCCTTCCCCTCCTGGGTATTATTTATACAATAAGACCCGTAATTCCTGCATATAAAAGAAAAGTACCTAGATATTATCTAGGCACCATAAGAGGGTAGTTATTATTAAGGTATTAGGTATTATAATATCTTTACGACCTTAGCTCTAAAATTGCCCTAAAGCCTGTCATTCTCTGCTATTACAGAGGCTCATATCGTCAAAAGTTTTTGCTTGACTGGGTATTGAGTCAGCTTTTTAATTCTCTGGCCTGCTATTTCAGGGACTGGGCCAGCAAATAAAGATCAAATATAAAATTCCCTGGTGCTTTTGTTTATTTCTTCTTGAGTTATGCCTATATAATCTAAAGTTATTGACGGGGAGCTGTGATTAAATATTTTCTGCAGCAAAGCGACATCTTTATTTTTTTTATAGTGCCAGTAACCAAAAGTTTTTCTTAAAGTGTGAGTTCCAATTTTTTTTAATCCTACTTTATCTGCTGCTTTTCTTAAAATTCTATATGCCTGGACTCTTCCAATCGGTTTATTATTCCCTTTTCTGCTTTTAAATAAATATTCTTCATCGTTCATACCAACTATATAATCATTAAGCTGATTCTCAATTCTTTTGTTCATAGAAAAGTTTTTAATTTTACCTGTCTTTTTTTCTTTAACTGTTATCTGATAAGTATTTTTTACATCTTTAACTTTTAGCTGCAGCAAGTCTGATATTCTCAGGCCAAAATTAATGCCCAGCTCAAATAAAATATAATTCCTTAAATTATGTTTTTTTAAAGTTTCTTTCATTCCTTGTATTTTTTCATTGTTTCTGATGGGATCAACTTTTTTCACTTTTTCAGCTCCTTTCAGTTACTTTTTAGCTGAATGTAACAAATTAGATAGTCTGTTACATTGAATTTAACTTAAAAAAATATCGACTGGGCCAGCAAATAAATTCAGAACAACGAATTTCGTCGGTCTAATTTCTGAAGTATAAATTTATACTTCTGAATAAGGTCGGTGTGATTTTCTTACCGACCTATTATTAATTTTTTTAATTGAATATTTTATCAGCTTTTATTATCTGGAATCCTATTTTAGGACTTTACCCCAAAAATGTGGATAAGTTAAAGGGTATTCATAACCTGTTACAAATAATATTTGTAGCAGCAAAATAGATTTATAAATTTTAAAAGGGTATTCCGATTAGTTACACCCTTTAGCTCAATTTTGTGCTAAAGATGGTTTTAATGGTTTTATGGTTTTAAGATCTTAAGTTCTTTCCCCCCCGACCCTAAAAAAGCGACAGCTTTTATAATGCTGGCCCAGTCCCTAGAGGGTTTCTTTAAAATACAATCCCTTTATCCCTGTTTCAACTGCGTTCCAACACCGTTCCAAGTCCTCAATTATTTTTTAAAATATGTTGATATAACAACGATTGCAGGCTATAAATAGTGTTCTAAGTATTTTTATTTACTTAGCCCACTTATAAATTATTATTTGTAACAACAATAACCGTCGTCGCAAATTTAAATATTTTCACTAATACCAGCCCCTAATTCTAGCTTAGTCAGTTATCTATACATCAAAACCCTATCTTGAGCTTCTTCTAAAGAATATCTATCTGCAGCAAGGTTAGTTTTAACCTCTGGCTTGCTTTCTTCTAAAAAATCTTCATAAGGATCTACTTCCTTTTCCTTTTCCAAAATTCTTTCTTTAAAAAATATAGATTTAATTTTTTCAAAGTGCTGCATAATCTCTTTTTCCTCGTCTTTAAATAATGGGCTTTCAATTAATCCTAAATAAATTTTCATATTATCAACCAAAAATCTATCTAATTTTTTAATATATTCGCTCATAACTTGATTAAACTTTAGAAAATACTCATAGTTTCTAAGCTGTAGGAGCTTAATATCAGCTAATCTGGTGGCTTTTCCACCTGTTGGGTCATTTATCTTGTTAGTTAAGTTCTTCCCAACTCTGTCTAATACTGGGCTACCAAGCGTGCAGTAATAATCATCACTAAAAGGCCTTTCATACTTCTGTTTTAAATAATCTAACTTATAGTTTATTTTGCCTGAAAAATAAATCCTGAGTAAATAATTAAACTCTGATTCTCGCATTTAATCGCCTCCAGGAATAAAAAAACAGACTGCATTATTGCAACAGCCTGCTAAATTTAATTAGTTTTGAGCTTCTAAATCATCATACCATTCAGCAAAAAGCTCTTTGAGTGTTAATAATATTTCTGGTGATTGCTGCAAATATTTTTTTCTTAAGCTAATATTTTTTCTAAGTGAATCAGTGGCCTGTTCTTTTTCGGAATCATAATAAAACATTTTAAGGCTCAAAGCATCTGCTTTATCATAAAATTTAAGCTGCAGGCTTCCTTCTTTAATGTTAAGTGGCTTTTCTTCTTCCCAGTAATTGCTTTTAGTTTCCTTGCTCATTTAAACCCCTCCTGGTATTGTTTAATCTGGTCTGCTATTTGCAAACTGCTCAATAATGTTTATATCATCGTCTATTTTTTCATCATCAGGAATTAAGCTAAGCAACTGCTTCATAATTGCATTATATCTATAGATCATCGTGTTATAAGTTTTAACTTCATCGGACTGTTTTGTTCCCCACTGGTCTGGGCCGTTCTGATATTGGGTGATCATTCCATTTTCAGCAATTTCATTTTGTAAATTTTTTAAGGCCACCGACATAAAGGCAGCATTTTCAATAAGTGGGTCAGCTGCTCTTAATCTATTTTCATCAACTTCTAAATCTCGCAAAATATCGATAAATTTTTCTTTTTCCTTCTTAATTTTTCCTTTTTCCTCTAAAAAATCTTTTTTTGCTTTATCTTCCGCTGTCATTTTAACCCTCCCCTCCTATAAGACGGCTTATATATTAATTGTGCATCCCCTCTCGGTCCCCTGTATCCAACCAGGGTTTAAAATTATGGGGGGGACTTAATCATTCTCTTTTAATCTGCGATACTCATTCAGTAGTTCAGATCTTATTCGATTGTACTCAGCTTTGTTGCCTGTTGTATCTGCTCTATACATTCTCTTAAGTTTTACTGGATCAACTGTGTTTATAAATTCCCTGACATCAAACATCAGGCCTCAGCTCCTTTGCTTATAAATTCCTTACCTTAACCAGCCAGGTCTTGATCTTCATCTCTTTCAATCTCATAAAATCTATTGAGCATTATTCGACCACTGATAAAATGATTTATATTATAATCACAGTCTTTATAATCAGTCTTGAAATGTTGATCAACTATTCTTTTAAACTCTCTTCCTAAAACTTCATTATCTCCAGCTGATGTTATTTCATTAAATACTTTTTTCCACTGAGAAGGTTTTAATGGTTCATGTTCTTTACCAGTAGCTGATTTATATTTCTGTAAATAATATTGAACATTATCTATCTCATAATCATTAGCTGCATAATCGGTAGCAAAAATAAAGATCATAGGAGTCTCAAAGTCGTTCGGATTTTGTCCGAACCCTTTTTCTCTCTCAGTATCATTTAACTCAGTATCATTAAGTTCAGTATCATTAGGGTTAAAATTTTTAACCTCTTGAAGTTCATTTTCTTTACTTCTTGAAGTTAAATTTTTTAACCTCCGATTAGTTTCGGGCTTCGTGGCACTTTTTTTATAGTTTATTTTACCTATATAGATAATATTAGGCTGATTTAATCCCTGTCTTTCTTCAAATATTAATTCCTTTTCTTTGAGTTCTTTAAATACTTTTGTAGCTGTTGGCTTAGATATATTCAATAAATCCTGAGCTGATTGCCTGGAAAATATTAAAAATATTTCGTTGTCATCATTCACCCAACCATTTTTCTCACTCAGCTGCATTCTATCCAGGAGCATTCCATATAATAACTTAGCATCACTTGATAGATCAGAATATCTTTTATTATCAAATAATTCTTTAGGCACCTGGTAAAATCTATGCTTATTTACCTCGTGAATTTTATAAACATTTCTCATAATTTTTCACCTCTATTTCTGAAGCAGCTCTTCTTTTTTTGAATTTCTAAACTCATCATAATTTCTTTTTACTTTTTTAGGATCATAACCCAGCTTTTCTGCAGCAGTTAAAATATTTTTATTAACGGTCCTATTGCTGCCCTGAATATTTTTATAAATTGTACTCTGACTGACATCAGCAACTAAAGCAAATTCCTCTAAAGTTAATTCTTTCTCTTCCTTAATCTTTCTGATTGGATTTTTCATATTAAAACAACCCCTTTATTTTATGAAAATATTTTTGTATTCTTCCACAAAGCCAAGCTGTCAATTTATATTTATGTTCATGATGACAATAATCTGAACAAGACCATTTTATTTTAATCTTCTTCATTAAAAACCAGCTCCCTTTTTAGTTTAATTATTTCACTAGTCTATTTATACCCTTCTTTAAAGCCTCCTCTAGAATCGCAAATATGAGCGTCTGAGAAGGATTTAAAGAAGTGGGCAGGCTAACCAGACCTGCCCGATGTTTAATGTTGTTTTTTATAGTGGTATGCTCCACCTAGTTTACATTGAAAAATATTTAGCAGAAACAAGGAAGCGAATGCTCACAAACACTCGCAACCTTCTACCAATGTTAATATATAGCTTTTAAAGTGTTTAGCTTCACTGATTTAATAATGCAGTTTACTCTGCAGCTGTCTTTTTAATAGAACAGCAGCTATGCTTAATGCTTATGCAATAGATTTGTTTATGCAGTTTACTCTGCAATATATAAAATAAGAGGCGAGATGAAGGATTGAAGGTCCTTTTTAAACCTCTTATTTATTTTTTATGCTTCTTTGATTCCAGTTAACTCACATACATGCTCGGGTCTTAATAATTTAGCATCTAACATTGCATAGATTCTTAATGCAATTTTACCTTTATTAATTCCCTCGTCTGTACCTTCGATTAATTTAATGCTCAATCTGTTCTGCATACCAATAGCCATTGCTCTCGGGTCAAACACTAGAGCTTTTGAGCCGTTTGTCGGATCGTGGACTAATTGATTGCTGACGATCTGATTAAGATTTCTGACCATTCTCGGAGCTTCTAAGTAATAATCACCATTAGCATTTTTAAGCAGTGAATAAATTTCCTCTGTTTTAGAGTTGATTCCCCAGGTAGTAGGCAGACCATTATTCTGCTTAACCTTACTTACTGCCTTAATAACGCCGTCATAGTCGATTACTGGATTAGCTGCAGCAACGGTCTGAATATCTGAATTATTAAAGATTCCAGCAGGAGCAAAAGCATCATATCCTCCTGAGCCGTCTGGCTGGCCGTAAAGAAAGGCTTTATCAATAACCTGAGCTAATGCTCCACTAAAGGCTCGCATTGCAACTTCTTGCAGGTTTTTGGCACTTTCAAGTGCTTCAATAGTGATATAAGCGAATCCGTAAGCAGTTTTAGATTCTAACTTAACCCCACCCAGTTCCATTGAGCTTTCTGTTGCTGCAGCTCCTTCTTCTTTAAATTCTAATACTGGATCAGTTAAAACTTTACCAATCGTAACATTTCCAGATTCCATTGGAATAATCGGAACCCCTGCCTGAGCAAATAAACTTTTTTCTCTGGCTTTATCCAGCACTCTAGCACTCAAAACCTCAGGAATTAAAGTTCCTGTTGTTGAAGTCGCTATGTTTTTAAACTCAGTCTGAGCATTTGTCCAATCCCCAGTGGCCATTCCTTTTAAAATTTTACCTAAATTATATTTTTCGCCAACTGGATTTTTTGAATTAACAAAGTTTTCCCAGCTGTCATTTTTGGTTAAAATAGTTTTTGCTTCTGTTTCTCCAAAATTTAAACTTCCAAAAATCTCTTGGCCTTTAGAGTTTTTAAATCCGTTCATTGCTCTTTTATTAGCCATTTTCTTTGCGTGATCATTATATTCTGCCTCTAACTCTTTAATCTGAGCCTCCAGCTTATTAAAAGTATCTTCGTCGCCTTCATTTACGGCTTTTTCTGCTTTATTAATCAATCTTTCTCGTTCTTTTTCAAAATCAGCAAATTTCATATATTTACAGCTCCTTTTCTAAATAGTATTTTTGTTCAAAAAATCCTGTTCTTCTTCATTCAAGCCCTCGTATTTTTCTTTTTCTCTTAAAACTTTTATTTTTTCCTCAATCTCAGCTTTTACGGCATCTTTTTTAAGGATTTCATAAAGTTTTTGGCTGCCTGGTGATCCCTCAGCTGTTCTCATTAGTTCAAGCAAAGGCCTTGAAGTCTCCCAAACCTCCTTATAAGCGTCAATCTCAGCAACTCTTTTAGTAACAAAGCCCTGAATAACCTCAGCAAAAGTGAGATTAACATTTTCAGCCAGCTGATCAATAGTTTTGATTAGATTTGAATCTAACTCATTGATCGCCTTAATAGCTTTTTTTATCAGCTCAGTTCTGTTTAAATCTAATTCATCAGCCTTTTTGTCTAATTCCTCTTTTGTGAAACCGTCATTTTCGCTTAATCTAAAAGCAATTCTATCGCTCATCGTGTTTCCTCCCTTCATTTTTTTGTAGAAGATGATGTTTTTTATCCGATTACAGTTATATTATAACATATCTTTTAAAGTGTTGCAACATTTATTGATTTATTGTTTCCACAGCCTGCCCTTGATGTTGAGTGTTGAGGAGTGAGCAGCGTTATCCCCCTTGTCTTATAAAAGAGATAACTTTGCATTAAAAAAAGGATATTCAGATTATGAATACCCTTAGCTTAATATTTTATTTCTGCCCCGTCAGTCTCGGCAGTATCGTTCACAAAGAGCAGTTATTGGTTATTCGCTGCTATCCTCTCAAACTCTCCCAGGTCTAGCTTTACAGAGCAAGCATATTCCAGCTTTTGAGGGTATTATCCAGCCCGTTAAGGCTCTAGTACGGTTATAAACCACCCGACCTGCAATTGGCAGCATCGGCCAGTCTAAGCATCTGGTGTCGCTTACCTTCTAACGGTTAAGACATCGACACGACTCGATCGGTTATTTTTGCCTGAGTTATTCCCTGTAACCTCAGACCTTTTCTGCTGAAAATAAGAAAAGGACCTGCCCTTTTTATCGGACAAGTCCTTAGATTTATAAATTTATCTTGCACTTATTCAAGCAATCTTGTATAATTAAATTAGCTTGAATAAGCTATAAATCTGCTACTTCCTCGATAAGTGGCAGTCAGCTCACT